AAGTGAACCAGAAAACCTTCAGTTCCTCACAATTAACGATACCACCTTTGTTAATAGTCGTGATACTACTAATGCTAACACTCTCGTTGGGACAACGGGAACTACAGATGCTACACCAGATGCTCACTTCGCTTTCATAGAACTACTACGTACAGAGAACGGTAGGCAGTATGGACTTAACTTCTACAATGATGCTACTGTTCAAACACTTACAAGAGCTACACGTATTAAAATATCAAGTGATAACCTTGACGAGACTGATGGCTCTGGAGATTGTCCCGGTATAGGCACAGAGGTATTCAGTGTTGACTCTGGTAGTAAAACAAACTTAATATTTAGACTTAATACTTTGGGGCAACAAGGTGTGAGCCCTAACTACAGTGCTAGTCAGAATGGCCCCGGTGGTAATAACTACAGATGTAGCTACAACAGAGAGGTTGTTCTACTTCATGGAGGTGAAGGCTGGACTACAGGTGATACTACAACCGTAACTATGGAAGGGTTTAACTATACTATACGTGTAGAAGATCACGAAACTACTTCAGTAAATGCTAATCTCAAGCTAGTCAGACCTGAGCCTACACCTTTTGATGCTGACACAGCAGTTACAGCTGATACTATATTAGCTGGTATGAAGACTGAGATTGATACTATATCAGGTCTGAGTGCTAAGATTATAGGTACAGGTATATACATATCTAGTGCTAATAATTTCAACGTGACAGTTGTAGAAGAAGATCTCATGCGTGTCATGCAGAGTTCAGTAAACGATGTGACTAACTTACCTAACCAGTGTAAGGATGGATATATTGTAAAAATTTCTAACTCTCGTATGGCAGAAGAAGATGACTACTACCTACGTTTTGATGGAGAAAATAACAGAGATGGATCTGGCTCATGGTCAGAGTGTGCAAAGCCGGGTATAGCTAAGTCTCTGACTAACATGCCACTTGTTATACAGCGTACAGCTACGACTACATTTACTGTTAGACCATTTACATACAGAGATAGAGATGTTGGTGATGATACTACCAACCCTATGCCATCGTTTGTAGGTGGACGTATCAACAAAGTACTATTTTTCCGTAATAGAATAGCACTGCTGTCAGGTGAGAACGTAGTATTATGTAGACCGGGTACGTTAGGTATACCAGATTTCTTTGTAGAGTCTGCTCTAACTGTCGGTGCGGCAGACCCTATTGATATATCTGCTGCCTCTATGTTTCCATCCGAGTTGTTTGATGGTATAGAAATCAACACAGGTTTGCTTGTATTTAGTACAAACCAACAATTCTTACTGTCATCTGACGATACAGTTCTGAATCCAGACACAGCTAAATTACGTAGTGTGTCTACATTTAATTATAATAAAGATATACCTCCTATATCTCTAGGTACTACAGTTGCCTATGTAGATAACTCAAACAAGTTTAGTCGATTCAATGAAATGGCTAACACACGTAGAGAAGGAGAACCAAATGTAGTAGAAGTAAGTAAAATAGTTCCTACATTATTACCAAAAGATATAGACCTCTTGACTAACTCAAGAGAAAATGCTATTATATTATTAGGTAAAACAAACTCAGATACCGTCTTTGGATACAAGTATCTAAATGTCGGAGAAAAAAGACAACAGGCTGCATGGTTTAAATGGAAACTCAACAATCCTTTGATATATCATTTTATCATAGACGATGAGTATTTCTTTTTAGATAGTGACTACTACCTACAAAGCATCAAACTTATACAGGCTGATAATGACCCTAGCATAACACAAGATGATGTCGACTTCTTATTACATGTGGATAATCATACTACTGTTAGCGGCGGCAGCTTTAACTCAACTACGAATATAACTACCTTTACCGGTGTCAGTTGGTTGAATACAGTTACCACACCTAATCACGATTTAGTAGTGATTGACACAAACACCAGTGCGTCACGAGTTGGACGTTACGCAAAAGCTACGGTATCAGGCACAAGCTTTACTTTACCGGGTAACTGGTCAGGTGTAACACTTACAATAGGTTACATATATCCATACCAAGTTAAGTTTCCTAGATTCTATCCACAGAAACAAGCAGAGCAGCAAGTTGTATCTGATACAAACTCTTCTTTGGTTGTACACAGAGTCAAGTTTCACTTCGGAAAGATAGGTCTATACGAAACAAAATTAGAACGTGTAGGTAAACCAGACTACACAGAAGTATATGAGTCTACAGAACTCGATGAGTATGACGCATCTGATGCACCATATCTTGCAGAGTTTATCAAGACTGTACCAGTATACGAAAGAAACACAAACGTCGAGATAACGTTAACATCAAGTCACCCTGCACCAGCTACACTTAGATCGCTGTCTTGGGAAGGTGACGCTAATCAAAAATATTACAGACGTGTCTAATTACATTCACCCAATCACGTTGGAGGCTGCCACACAGGTTGCCTCTAATCTCCGTCCAGATGACCTCAGAGAGGTTGAAGAGGGGCATGGGATAGATCCTACCGCCCTTCCTTTTCTGATGTCTCAGAACCCATCCTACGTGTATTTTACAGTGCCTGACGGCAAGACTGCTGGCATGGCCGGAGTAGGAAAAGAAGGTGACATATGGATGCTTTGCACTCCAGAAATACACCGATACCCGATTACATTTGCAAGAGAAGCCAAGCGGTATGTCGATAGCCGCACAGAGCCTCTCCTTTGGAATATAGTCGATAGCAGAAACGAAGCACATCTTAGACTGCTGAAGTTTCTAGGCTTCAAGTTTTTACGTAAAGTAAAACATGGGCCAAACAATATAACATTTATAGAATTTTGCCGTGTGCGTAGATGCTAATGCCGGTGCTCGTTTTCAAGCGAAACAACGACACCTAGATAAGACTTACAAATTTAAGTCACAGAGTTTACAGTATTGGAACAGAGAAACTGGACTCAAAAGAGACAAAAATAGAATAGCTAGAGGATACAGCATAGGTATCAGTAATGACTATGCTAGAGCCCTAGAAAAACAGGGAGCTGCTTTTAAGTCTGCTGAAACAGCATATAAAAAGTATATCGCTGGTAAAGCAAGAGGTAGATCTTTTCAAGGCGGTAGGACTAAGGCTTCACAAAGAGGTCAATTACTCAACCTACTCGCAGCTAAAGGAGGTCTAGAAAATAGAATAAAGAAAGAGTTTGGCCGCAACATGGATGCTAGATACAGAAAGCGTCTAATGCAGATGCAAGTACAACAGGTAGCAGCTAGACAGAAGTTAGGCAACAGACCAGAGTTTGGTGCTCCAGTTCTAATGCCACCAACAGATTACCTAAGCACATTTATCAACGCTGGTATATCTCTAGGTTCTGCATTTATTGCAAAATAGGAGGTAAAGTATGAGTAGTTCTTATTTTGAAACCGTCGGTCGTCAATCGGGCATGACCCCACAGGTTGGCGACGACCTAGCCTACAAAGATACAGAAGGCGATCAAGTCAAGAATATAGGAGAGCAAGCTAAAGATCTAGAGAAAGATCATTCTGACTTTATACAGCAGAGAATCAACGACTTCAATGCTCAACACAGTAGGGACATGAAGACCTTTGGTAATCTTATAGAGTTTATTCCTACAGCTATGAAAGGAGTTCAAAAGCTCCAAGACATGGGTGATGAGATTGCAGAGTATCAACGTTTGAGACAAGTTGGTGACTCCTTAGTAGATGATGGCCAGCTAGAATTAGAGGATGGTATACTGAATGTAGATTTATATGGAGAAGCTGGTCAGCTAGAAGTTGAAGGAGCTCCAAGGTATATATCACGTATGACGTTGACAGCTGCAAATAGTGCAGCCGGTGCTAGTGATAGACAGATTGCTAACAGACTAGCTACAAATGTACCCGGATATTTTAGTCAAGGTATAGGTTCAATAAAGTTGCCTAGTGAAGATGGGCCGATTGGTTGGAACGAAATACTCGATCCAGAACAGGCAAATCAGTTTCTAGATGTAAACTCTGCTATGATTTTAGCAGCAGCTAGAAATGCAAACCCAACTATAAGTGAAAGAATCTTACGTAAACACTTGATGCCTAAGATAGACGCACATCGTAAGGTATTATTACAAAGATGGGAGCAGACACAGGAGTCTGCATTTAGAGCATCACTAAAAACATCAGAACAGCTACAGATATGGGACTCAGCTAACAACCCAACCACAGCACTAAGCGGTGCGTTTGGAGCAACAGGGTATATACAAAAGAAAGCTGCATACTACAACAAGCTCTCACCCGGGGCTGGTATGAAACTAGCAAAAAATGAGTGGACAGAGAACATGGAGACTGGCATACTGTCAGGCTATGTATTACCAGATCAGGTTGACTCTATACTTACAACACCATTTAAGGCTAAGGATGGTAGCTTTACTACATTTGAAAAGCTAGATCCTATCAATGCTAGAAAGCTAAGATCTGCTGTAGCTAAGTTTGAATCTGGCGAAGCTGAAGCTGTACGAGAAAGAATAGAAGCAGAAGAGAAGAAGTTCGTCTTTGAGTATATAACAAACTATGAAGGGCCAAAAGACGAAGACTATATTAAGAATGTAACTAAAGCTTGGAGAACAAACTTTAACAATACTAAGTATCCAGCAGAGCTAAAAAACTTATACACTGTAGGTTTTGAAGATGAGCTTGCAAAAGTAGAAAGACTAGAATATATAGCTAGTCAGGGTGGTATAGTTACTAACGAAGATATATCTACAATAATAAACCCTGATCTACTGACAAGAGCACAGAAGGCTGTAACTAGAGCAAGTCTTGAAAGTGTACCAGATGATATAGAAAAAGAAGCCAAGAAGCTTATCAAAGCAAATGTAGCTCAACATACCTTTGAGAATGATCTAAGTAAAGCTACTACACCTAAGTTTGTAGCAATCGAAAGACAAGCCTACAAAGGTTTTAGAGCAAAGTTTGCAGAACTAAAAGGCAACGGTGTGTCTGATTCAACAGCTCAGTCTGGTGCAGAAGATTTTGTTATTAGTCAAATCAAGGCAAACAAGTTTGATGAGTTACCTGAGTACTCTCCAGCTAATGCAGCTGGTAAAGCTATCAACACATTTAAGACAGCATCAATAGTGCAGCCTGATATTATTAGTAGTAATACAGCGATTGCTGGTGAAAAGCCATATTTAGATGCAGCAGAAGCATACTTTAAGTCAGACTTTAAAATAGGTAGCTTACCAGAATACTATACACTAGCATCTAAACAATATAAAAACTTAGATCCACATGATCTAGCAAGAATTAGACTAGAAAGCACAGGTCGATTACCTAAAAAAGCTAAGTCAGAATACGAAGAAGTAGATGACTCTAATCTACTTACACATAACAATACATCATCTAAAACACTACGAGCAGCTTTTACAGGTTCAAACATGAGCTATGTACTAAACAGAGTAGTTAATCCTAAGACAAGATCTAATGGTGGATATAATGCTGTAAAGAAAAACGGTAAGTATGTTAAGCTACAAAAACCTTTGAAAGATCACACTATTGCAGAGGTCTTAGCACTATACAACATGGGCTTTGATAACTTCGGTATGTATGATTTCACAGGTGCAGGCTTACTATCAGTGCTACAGGCACGGACTATGCCCTTTGAACTAACAGATAAGTTTGATGAACAGATACAATCTGCTCTTATAGTTGGTAGACTTAGACAAAAGATTGCACTAGGTAAGGTGTTAAACGGCGACCCTACATTTAGAAGACAGGTTAATATACCAAAAGCTGACATGGATCAATTCATGCAGATAGTAGGATTCTTACCACCAATGAATCAACTAGACAATTTACTTCCAGCAGTTGCTAAGGCACTTGTGGATGACAAACTAAAATAAATCATGGCAGAAGAAAGAGACTATGAACTCGACCCGTTAGCGGTTGAACAGTCTGCACAGCTTATCAACGAATTTGGTAATGAGCTGAAGAGACAACAGGCTACGGCTGAAGCTAAACAAGTAGATGATGAAACTGAAAGACAGGCACTACTAGAACAGGATGATCCTAGAAACGCTGAAAAGTGGGGTATCAGAGCAGTAGCAAAAGAGCTACAGTCTGCTATTACTGGTGGTACACAAGACACAGCATCTTCTATAACAACATTTCCAGAGCGTACGATAGATGCACTCTCTGGCGAAATGGCAAAAGAAAGAGAAGAAAAAGGTTACTATGCACCTGACTGGCAACCATTCAATAGCTACGAAGATCCTATTATTACTAAAACATGGTGGGGTAAGTTAGCACGTGGTACAGTACACTTCGGTACAATGGCTCTAGGTACAGTTCTAGCAGCCAAAGGACTTGCAGCAACAGGTATACCAATGCTTGCTGGTGGTGCTACAGCATTACTAAAAGCTGGTAGTATACGTAGAGCAGCCGGTATTGGTGCTTTGTCTGACCTTATATCTAAAGAGTCAGACGGACACAATGCTCTAGGTGCTCTTACAAAACACTATGGCTGGGCAGATACACCACTAACTACAAAAGACACAGACCATCCTATAATGATGAAAGTAAAAAACATCATAGAAGGTATGGGTATAGGACTTGTAGCTGATGGTGCGTTTTTCTTGGTAGGTAAGGGTAGTACTAAGGTACGTAACCAGATACGAGCACGTAATGACAGTGTAGAGAAACAGACAATCGAAGCTGGACTAGCACAGATACGTAAAGGAGAAGAGCAGTTTCGAGCAGATAAAAATGCACCGATAGCTGACAGGCATCAAGGAGCACATATATCAGAAGTAAACGCAGAAGACGCACGTATGCAGCTTGAGCGTACACGTACAGAGTGGGGATCAGAAGATGGCTCAACCGGGTCAGTTACTACACCATTAGAACGTGAGCGTATAGCTCGAGAAGGTGCTACATCAGATGATGTTGTCGAAAGTGTTATGCGTAAACTGATGAGTACTGAAAAGTTTGCAAAAGAACTAGATGCTGTAAAAGGCAACAGACAGGCTTTGGTTGATAAATACAGATATGCGATAGATATGCACCAAGAGATAGTCAATGGTAGAAATGCCAAAGAACTATCTGCTGAAGAATATCTTGGAAGACTATTTGAAGAGACTAACACAGTCAATGGCCAAGAAATTTGGACAGCACGTAACGTAGTTGCTGCTGACCTTGTTATAGGTTCATTGTTAAAACAGCTTAGAGATACAGGTATAGCTGGTAGAGAGATCATGGACTTTGTGTCTGTAGATGACATAGATGGCCCAGCTAAACAGATTGTAGATACTATGCTTACTGCGTTAGAACAGACAAAAAGAACAAGATTAATATTATCTGATGAGTTTAAAGGTTTAGACGCTAGATCTATGAAAGAAGCTATAGATACTGCTGTTAAGAAAGAAATGGTAGATACAAAAGAATCTATTATGACTATGCTTAAGATAGCTGGAGATGATGCTGATGATAACTTGCTAAACGGATTGTTTGAAGCGTTCTCTATGATGAAAGAGATACACAATCTAGAAGACTTTGATAACTGGGCAAGAACAGTATTATTAGGTGGTAAACTAGATCCTAATGCAGCTGACCGCACAGGAGCTTTGCTTAGAAGTTTACAGGAAACAATGAGTCATAGTATACTAAGTGGCCCTAAAACACCAATGCGAGCAATGATGGGTACATCTGCTGCAACAATGCTTAGACCTTTATCTACACTTATTGGTGCTACTATGCGTTATCCATTTAATGGTGATGCAGCTACAATACGTGCGGCGCTAGCTTCTATTAACGCTATGAACGAAGCTATACCAGAGGCATTTGAGTTATTCTATAGACGACTTAATTCTTACTGGACTGGTGAGATGTCTACTATTAAGACACGTTATGCAGAGTTTACTAAGAACGATGACAACTGGGAGATATTACGTCGATGGGCAGAAGATAGTGGCAGAGCTAACTATGGAGATCGTGCAGTATTTGCTTTAACAAATATGGTGCGCAGTATAAATAATATAAATTTATTTACATACTCTACAAAACTCATGGCAGCAACTGACGACATGTTTGCTTTCCTACTTGGTCGTGCTAAGATGCGTGAGAAAGCTATGCGTAGAGTATTAGATCTACAGAGTGATGGTATTAAGCTACCTGAGATTACACCTCGACTTATGAAGGCTTATCAGGATGACTTTTATAGTCAAGTGTTTGATGCAAACGGTAACATTATAGATGAAGCTGCTGAGTTTGCACGTAAAGAAGTTACACTAACACAACCACTTACAGGACTAGCTAAGGGACTTGGTGATATAATGTCAGCTAACCCTTTGACAAGACCATTCTTCTTGTTTGCTAGAACAGGTGTAAACGGTCTAAAACTTACAGGTAAGCATACACCGGGTTTTAACTTCTTAGTCAAAGAGTTTAATGATATAGCTTTTGCTAATCCTAAGAACCTAGACAGCGTAAACCAGTATGGTATATTTACACCAGAAGAACTAGCTAACGCACAGGCACTACAAACAGGTAGACTAGCAATAGGTTCTGCTGTAGTATTTATGGCTATAAACGCTTGGATGAATGGTAAGCTTACAGGTAACGGCCCTGCTGACAGGCAAAAACGTCAAGGTTGGATAGATGCTGGTTACATACCAAGAAGTATAGAACTAGCTGGCATACGTGTAGGCTATGATTCTATAGAACCTTTTAACCTTATAATGTCTACAATCGCTGACGTAGGTGACGCAAGTGAACTTATGGGTGAAGAGTGGACAGAAAGAGAGCTACAAAAAATATCATTAGTTATAGCGCAAGCTATATCTAGTAAGTCATATTTAGCTGGACTACAATCTTTTACTGACTTGTTTGCTGGTAGACCCGGCCAAGCCGAAAGAATTGTTGCTAACTTAATGAACAACCAGATACCTTTAGCTGGTTTACGTAATGAACTAGGTAAACTTTTTGTACCATATATGCGTGAGATTGGGTCTGGTATTGACCAGTCTATACGTAACCGTAACTTATTGTTTGAAATGCTACCCGGCGAAGACTTACCTATAAAGTATGATATGCTCAATGGGCAACCAATCAAACCTTACGATTTTTATACTAGATTATATAATGCAGTCAGTCCTGTACCACTAAATCTAGCTGTAACACCCGGTAGACAGTTTTTGTTTGAGAGTGGTTATGACTTACGTTTATCTACATACTATGCACCAGATGGTACTAACCTAACTGACCATCCTTCGATTAGATCACGTTTTATGAAAGCACTAGGAGATCAAAACCTAGAACGTCAACTTGACAAGCTATCACAAAATAAAAAAGCACAGCTGTCTATGAAACAGATGTACAAAGATATACGTGATGGTAAACGTGCACAGTATGATGCAAGAAACTACTGGCATAATGGTAAGATAGATCAACTATTTCAAGCAGCTAGAAAAAAAGCATGGGCAAGTATTATGGCTGACCCAGAAATCGCAGCTCTAATCAAAGAACAAAAAGATGCAAAACTTGACAAAGTTCTAAAACTTAGAGATACAACAAACATCCTCAATATGTACAAATAAATGGCAACAACATTCGTAGACTATACTGGGGATGGAAATGCGACAAAAGTGTTTTCTTTCCCTTCTATACAAGAGTCTGATATAAAAGTAACAGTAGACGAAGTACTAAAATCATCAGGCACACATTACAATATAACAAGCTACACTACTACAGGTGGTGGTAATGTAGTTTTTACATCAGGTAATATACCAGCAAGTCCTGCAAAGATACGTATATCTCGTGATACTAACGTAGATGTTGCAAAAGCTACATATGTAGCCGGTTCATCAGTCAAGGCAGCTGACCTAAATGCTAACCATGAACAGCTACTATTTGCAGCACAAGAAGAGCAGAATGTAGTAAACTCTACTACTACTGTATCTGGGCTTATGTCCTCAACAGATAAGACAAAGCTTGACGGTATCGAAACAGCAGCAACAGCTGACCAAACAGCATCAGAGATTAGAACATTAGTAGAAAGTGCAAGTGACAGTAATGTATTTACTGATGCTGACCATACTAAGCTTAATGGCATAGAGAGTGGTGCAACAGCAGACCAAAGTGATGCAGAAATCAGAGCAGCAGTAGCAGCTGCGTCAGATAGTAATGTATTTACAGATGCAGAAAAAAGCAAACTAGCAGGTATATCTGCCGGTGCTGGTGCTACAACGTTTACAACCTTATCAGATACACCAGCCAACTTTACAGGTGCAGCTGGTAAAACACTAAAGGTAAACTCATCTGGTAATGCTGTTGAGTTTGTTACAGTTACAGTACCAGCCGGTAACTTTGCTGGTCTTACAGACACACCTTCTAGTCTAACAGGACAGGGTGGTAAAACAGTAAAAGTAAACTCAGGTGGTACAGCTCTAGAGTTTGAAACTGTTAGCTCTGAAGTTGTATCTGATACTACACCACAGCTTGGTGGTAACTTAGATGTACAGACA